GGGCTGGATAATCCGGTCGGCGGTGTGGATCAGGTTACCCCGGCTCCGATCCTCCAGCCGCAGCAGCGTGGTCAGGCTGCCGTCCTCGGCCGAGACGCCGAAAAACTCGGTGCTGTTGGCCTGACTGTCGGCGTCGATCACCAGGACGCGCTTCTCGTGCAGGGCGGCCAGGTTGGCCGCCAGATTTACGGCGGTCACCGTTTTGGCCACGCCGCCTTTCAGGTTCATGATTGCGATGGTTCTCATTGTCTTCAGGTTCTCCTTTCTTTCTGGAGGGGCGTCACGTTTTGCCCCTCATGGCATCCACAGTCTCATGATCTCGCTGTCCGCCCGGTGCCCGGCACTGGGGCTGGGCGGGTCCGGGTCCGGCGGCACCGGCATGGGGAAGCACTCGTGCTGCGTGGATTTCCCCACCTGAAACGCCACCCGAAACCACCGGTGACCACGGTGGAAGCCCACCACCTTGCCGGTCACCCGCTTGGGATATTCCAGCCCTTCCGCGCCGCAGCAGTTCACAAACGCCGTCGGCCGGAAGGTCCAGGGGTCTCCGATTCTCATCTCGTCCTCACCTCCGTGTCCGATTCGGACACCGCCTAAAACGGCAGGGGATCGCCGTCATCCGGCAGATCCTCCAGCTCCGGCTTTTTGAATTTCTCCGGCACCGGCTCGCCGGTCTGCATGGGCGGCCGTCCGGGACGGAAGCGCATGTGTTCCGGGTCAAAGTCCAGATACATGCCGCCCAGCTTTCCGTCCTTGTTCTTGGCCACCTTCAAAACGCGCGGCCCGGAAGGGAAGGACGGGTCCGCCAGATCCAGCAGCAGGATCAGATCCGCGTCGTTTGAAAGCTGCCGGCTCTCTCTCAGGCTGTGCTTGTCGATGGTGGGCCGCTTGCCTCCCTTGGCGGCCTGGGGCAGCGTCACCTGGCTGAGCGCCACGATGGTGCAGCCCAGCTGCTGGGCCATGGTGTGCAGCTCCATGCTGGTCCTCGTCACCGTCTCCCACCGGCTGTCGTCCTTACCGGGGATCAGCTGCACGTAGTCGATAAAGGCCACCTGGATCCGGTGGGCCACCATGTCGGTGCGCAGCTCTCCGGTGCTGTAACCGGCGGATTCCACCACCCGCAGGCTCACCGACTCCTTAAGCTCTCCGCTGGCCCGCTTGAAGTCCGAGTCGGTCAGGCTCTTGGCCTTGCTGCGGGGCAGGGCCACGTCCGCGGCGTTGGCCAGGATGCGGTCCGCACTGTCCTCCAGGCTGGTCTCGTAGCTGTAAAAGGCCACCCGTTTCCCGTGGCTGGCGATGTGATAGGCCGCCTGCAGGGCAAACGCCGTTTTGCCGACAGAGTTGTCCGCGCCCAGCACCACGAAGCGTCCGGGCCGGAGGGGCGCGATCTCGGTGATCTGCTGCAGGCCCCAGTCCAGGGCGTCCGGCGGCTCGCCGTTCTGCTGCCGATCCAGATAAGCATAGACCAGTTCCTCATAGCTGGCCGCCCGGCCCCGGGGAATGGTGGCCAGTGCGCTGTTCAGGTCGCCCACAGCCTGCATGGCGTCGCTCAGGTTCCCCGCGTCCAGCACGGCCATGGCCGCCTGGTGCAGGGCCCGCAGGCGGGAAGCCTCCCGCAGCTGCCTGGCATAGATCTCCGCATGGCGCCAGGTGGGCGTCTGCAGCATGATCTCCTGGATCATGGCCTCGTAGGCGGCGCCGGCCTCGTGGGCCACCGTCACCGCGTCCACCGGCTCCAGCCGGCTGTAAAGGGCCGCAGCCGCCTGGAAGACGTGCCGCAGGGCCGCGTCCTGGAAGTCCGCCGCCGTCAGCTCCTGCAGGATCTGCGGCGCCGTCTCGTCCGGCGCGATCAGCAGAGAGCCCAGCACCGAGGCTTCCAGGCTGTAAGTGTCATTCGCTTGGTTGTCACGTTTTGTCTCCATGGCTCCTCCCTCGGATCACAGCAGGTCCAGCCCGCCCAGCGGGTCCGGCGCCCGATTCTCGGCCGCGCCGCCTGTCGGCATGCTGTGCTCCTCGTCCTCCCAGCGGCGCTTGGAAAGCCAGCGGCACGCGTAGGGAATGCCGATGCCACGCCGCCATTCGTCCGAGTTCTTGTCCCGGTCGAGCGCGGCACTCATGCGCCGCATGAGTGCGTGGTCTGGTTTCAGCTGATCCCAGGCGCGGATCGCCGCCTGCTTGTCCTTGCCGCAGGGGTATGCCCGCCAGAAGCGGTCGAAGAGCTCCGGCTCCCAGTCCGGAGCCGTCCGGTTCCCCCTCTGAGTCCTCGCCGCCCTCGGCGTGCCCGCCCCCTGGGGGGCTTTGGGGGGAATATTGGTCTCTTCAGTCTTGGTATTTATAATATTATTTTGCGTGCGGTTTTCCGATATCGGAAAAACCGATATCGGATTTTCGCATGCGGTCCGCGTGCGATTTTCGCATGCGGTTGGAAACTCCCTGACCTCATAGTCGGCGCCCTGGAAGGTGCCGCCCTCGGTCCGCTGCTGGCTGCCCCGGGTCACGTAACCGGCGGCCTCCAGCTCCGCCATGGCGCTGCGCACGCTGGCCAGCCCGTCCTTGTGCCGTTTGGCCAGCCCCTCCAGCGTAAAATCCCAGTCGTCGGGCAGCCGCAGCATATAGCACAGCAGCCCCACGGCCTTGAAACTCAGCCGGCTGTCATCCAGCAGTCCGTTGTCGAGCTGGGTAAAATTCGACTGCTTGATGACCCGGATCGTGCTCATTTTCTCCCCGCCCCCTTTACAAGCTCCTGCTTTTTTGATACAATACTCATTGTCTTCAGGTTCCTTTCAGGAATCTCGGGCCGCGGAGGGTCACGTCTCCGCGGTCCTTTTTTTTATCGGAGAATCCTATCCGGCTCGGTCCCGCGCAGGATCTTCTCGCCCGCCAGTATCTGGCCCTGCAGATGCGCCCTGGCCGCCAGGGTGGTCAGCTGCGCCTCCAGCGGGCAGACCTCGCAGCGCTCGTGGAGCAGCTTCTCCTGGTCCTTCTCCAGCAGGGGATAGCGACAGCGGTCGCAGATCTCGCCCATGATGTCCAGGATGTCGTCCGTCACGTTTGGCTTTTCCGTTTTTTCCTCGCCTCCTCTCCTCGTCGCTGGCTGACCTCGGGATTCCAGCCGCAGCGGACGCAGCGCCGCCCCACCGGCGGGCACAGCACGCCCTGGTTAAACTGGCAGCGATAGCGGCCCCGGCCGCTGCCCTGATCCTGGTCCATAGTCAGCTCTCCTCCTCGCTCATCTGGATCTGCATGGCCGCCTGGATGATGGCCTGCAGCTCCCGGATGATCTCCTCAAACTCGCCGCGCTCCTGCGGATCCACAATCCCGTCCGCCGCGATCCAGAGCAGCTGCTCCGGCCGTTTCCGGTCGTTAAACTCCCGGATGGCCAGCAGCAGCCGGATGGCCGCCTGGGAAAGCGGCAGCCGCTCCGCATCCGGCAGCAGCTCCCGGGCCACGCGGCTCTTGTTCAGGAGATGCCAGTAACCGATGGCCGTGTGGCCGCTGACCTCGATCATCCGCAGCACCACCTCGTCCGATGGCATGATCTTGCCAGCCTCGTACAGGCCCACGGCGTCCACGGAGACGTCCAGCGCCTCGGCCCAGCGCTCCTGGGTCATGCCGGCGGTCTTCCTGGCGATCCGACACACGTTGTAGTCGCTCATCTGCCCCGCCTCCATCTGTCCCAGGCGGCGTAGAGCCCGAAGAAGATCGCGGCGCCCACAGGCACGGCGAACAGGCCCACAGCCAGCACGATCATGATTAAATCAAGCGCAGTCATGTCAAACTCCTTTCGCAGCCCCTCCAGGCGTCCGCCGTCGGAGCCGCAGCGTGTCTGCCCATCAAAAAGCGCACGGGGCAGGGATCCGGCCGGGGGAGGCCGGTGGGTGATGTGGGTCAGGAAGAAAACCGAAAAGAAAGTCAGGAAGAATGAAAAAGGAAGGGACACCCCGTGCGCTTTTTGATAGACAGCCCTTCGGAATGGGCCGGATGCCCTCCGGCCCACCCCAGGAAGGTAAGAAAACAGGAGACGTCGGGAGTCGAACCCGCGGCAGGCCTTGCCAGAAGCCCGCCGCCGTCTGCGGCTCAAAGGACGGCGCACCGTGCGCTTGGTCTCCGTATTATCCCGGGCGGCATTGCCGCCCGGCTTTTTATTCAAATTCCCAGAAGATCTCGCCCCGGAGAGCCCGCGCGGTCTCTCCCGTGTCAGATGCAGCCGCCGGTGCAGGCGGCAGCACAAGCTGGAGAGCTCCGTCGGGCGAAGAGCTTACACGCGCCTGGCTGAACAAAAGGGAGAGGCTTTTCGCCAGGTCGTCAATGCTCTGGAGAAGGGCATCCACGAGGCGCGGAGGTGCGCCTGAGGGGTAACTGCCCCGCGGAATCCGCCATTTCTTCTGGATGCGTTTTTTTGCTTGCCGTCTGTTCATGTGCCGAATCCCTCCATGATCCGCTTGCCGCAGTACACGGCCAGATCGTGCTCGATGTTGGCGCCGCCGCTGCGCTCCCATCCTGGGATGAAGTACACCGCGTCGGCGGCCAACAGCATGGGCACGCAGATACTCATATAGTCCGAGGGTTTCAGCCCCTCGGGCAGTGTGGCCGGGTTCAGCACCCGATAGCCCATGGCAGCGAGGCCCGTCTCTGCCAGCCGAAAATGGCTCTTATATAGTTCGTTTCCGGTGATCTTCCCAGCGATGTAAACCGTCATGCCGTCGCCTCCCGGGTCCCGGAGATCCGCACCGCGTCCGTGGTGGCCTGGCTGCCGGCGTCGTACTGCCGGAAAAACGACACCCGCACCAGCGGCGCGTCCCCGTCCATCAGCACCGGGCAGCTCTCCGGCAGGTCCGCCAGCAGCCGCCGAAGCTCGCCCACGGTCACGCCCTGAAAGCCTTCCTGCCGGGCCTTCTCCTCCCGGGCTTTCGCCGCCCGGGCCTTTGCGGCCTCGCTCATCCGGCGGCGGTTTTCCTCGCTCATCCGGCTGGGCTTCTCCAGCTGCTTGACCCAGCGGGCCGGCAGCTCCTCGCCGTGGTCCCGCAGCAGGGCGGCGATCTCCCGCGGGCTGCAGAGGTTGAGGTTCGCCAGGATCTCGATCTGTTTTTGTTTGTTGGCTGCCTGACGGTAATCGGTCACGATCAGGTCCGGCTCCATCTGAAATGCTGTTGCCATGTCGTCCTCCTCAAAGGCAGATCTGCCGCGCCAGGTCCATTTTGGTCACCCGGCGCGTAACAGGGGAGAAGCGGATGCCTCGACGGTAGACCGTCGTGCGATTGACGCCCAGGAAAAGCGCCACCTCTTTTTGATTGAGCGCGCCCTGGTCCGGGAACATCTCGTTCAGCTGCTCCAGCACGTCCCGCATGCCCAGCTTTTCTCTGCTCATGTCGCGCCCTCCTCTCCGTCCGCCTCCGGCGCCACATAGAGGTCGTCGATGCTGCACAGCAGCAGGTCCGCCATGGCCGGCAGGATCCTGGCGCTGGGCCAGGCATAACCAGCCTCCCAGTTGGCCAGGGCGCTGCGCTCCACGTCAAGTGCAGCGGCCAGCTGGGCCTGGGTCATCCCGGCGGCCTTCCGCCGCGGGGCCAGCCCCTCCAGCTTATGGGGTCTTCTCAGTTCGATGATATCTGCCATGTCTTCAGGTTCGCTCCTTTCAATTTCCGGCGGCGTCACGTTCCGCCCGATGCTGCTCCAGCACGCGCACGCGGTGCAGCTCGTCCATGTAGGCCTGACCATAGGCCCGGTCGAAGGGGACAAAATTCTCCTCGCCCACGATGCGCCGGATCACCTCGTCCCGGGTGCCTTTGCTGTAGCTGATCTCCTTGTCGTGGTTTTCGTCCGCGTCTGTGATGTATAGATCGGCCAGTTCGTTGAGGGCCTCGTGCCAGGCCTCGATAAAGGCCGCCGCCCGTCCGGGCCCCATGCCCAGCGCCCGGTTTGCCGCGATCACAGCCGCGTCAAAGCCGATGGTCAGGCGCGCCTGGGTCTGGTTGGCGATGATTTCCCGGGCCATCGCGTCCGCGATGATCATCACCCTGCTCGGTTTTGCCATTGTCTTCAGGGTTCCTCCTTTCAATCCTGGCTTTCGCCGCCCTGATCGTCGCCATCTTGGGGCTGTTTTTCCCAAAGGGTTAAGGCCCGGCCCAGCTGCATCCCCAGCGCGGCGCTGGCCAGAACAAGCGCGAGAATTTGCAAAATGTTCATAGCGCCCTCCCGACGCCAGTTGCCGCTGGCGTCTTTTTTTGTCCCCCGCATCCCGGCTCCGGCTTCCCGCAGCAGATCCGCATCCCGGCTCACTGGCGTCCCCGCCGGCGGCCGCGCTACGATACCTGTGGAAAACTCTGTTGGGATTGTTGGAAAAGCTCCAAAATGGAGCGTACTCACAATATACGCCCCTGAATGGAGCGCTGTCAATAGGATTGACATAAGAAAACTACGATTTGTAGCAAATGATGAAAATCAGAAGGCCGATGTTGTATAATTTGACAAAGACGTAAGCGGAGGCAGACGGCATGAACAGAATAAAAGATCTGCGTAAGTCTCGCGGATGGCTCCAGGATGATCTGGCCGAAAAACTCAACGTGAGCAGGCAGGCCGTCGGCCATTACGAAAACGGCACCCGCGGGTTGGATGAGGAGACGATTCATAAGTGCTGCGAGATCTTCGGCGTCACCGCCGACTATCTGCTCGGCCGCAGCATCCAGCCCGGCAGCCCTATCTCCGACGAAGAGTGGCAGCTGCTGGCTGCCTACCGCGCCGCCGACGACGATGCCCGCGCCCTGGTCCGCCTGGCCCTCAAAAGGTTTGCGGAGCCGGAAGATCAGAAAAAAGACGCGGTGTCGTGATCGACATCGCGTCCTTTTTATAGTGGTGCAATCATGAGGAATTGCAGAAAGAGAGGAAAGAAGATGAAATCAAAAAAACTGGCCCCGGGTCTGACGTTCAGTCCCAATAAAGCGTTTGGGATCACCAAGCTCAAGAGGAAAATCGCAAAGGCCACCGGCATCCCCACCACCAAGGCCGGGCGGCAGCGGAAGCTGGGGAAGATCTTCGGCATTAAATAATGGTGTCCAAACTGGACACGGAGGGCCGCCCATGAAAAAAACCAGATACGCCTCCATGTTTTATTTAAGGGCCGACGGCCGCTATCAGGGGTACTGGCACGAGCTGGACAAGGACGGCCAGCCCAATGGCAAGCGCCATATGATCTGCGACAAGGACCCGGAGAAGCTCTACCAGCGCATCATGGAGAAAGAGACGCCGGATCCGCGCACCCTGCGCGTGATAGCAGGGGAGTGGGAGAGCCTCCACCGCCAGGAGGTCAAAGGCAGGACCTGGGCCAATTACAAGCGGCACCTGGAGGAGATCCTCGACCGTTACGGCGACCGCCCCGTCGCCCAGCTGGGCGCCCTGGAGGTCAACCAGGACCTGCTGGCTGCCAAAGCCCGCGGTTACAGCTTCACAATTGTGAACACCCGCCGCAGCCTCTGGCGCATGATGTTTGACTACGCCGTCGCCCAGCGGGACATCCCCTACAATCCCGCCCTGGCCGTGAAAAATCCCAAGGGCCTGCAGAAGGGCCGCCGCAGCGCCCCGGAGGAGGACGTCCTGGCCGCGATCCTGGAGGGAGGGGACACCACCGAGTTTCCCTTCGTCCCGTTTTTCCTCCTCTGCACCGGTCTGCGCCGGAACGAGGCCCTGACCCGGCTGAAGACCGACGTGGACGTCACCGCCTGGGAGCTGAGGATCCCCCATGCAAAAACCGACGCCGGCGTGCGCACCGTGCCCATCATCGAGCCGCTGCGCGCCCCGCTGCAGCGCTGGATGGATGCCCACCCGGGCCCCTGGCTTTTCCCCCGGATTGAGTATTATGCCGGACGCCGAGGCGTCACCGGCCACATGACGGACTCAAACTGGGAGACTGCCTGGCTCAAATTTTGCGAGGCCCGTGGCTGGACCGATGACGAGGGAAAGCCCCTCTATGGTGCCCATAATCTCCGCCACGGCACCGCCACGCTGCTCTATGAGGCGGATGTGGACGTCTACGCCGCCCAGCACATCCTGGGCCACGCCTCCGTCACCACCACGCTGCAGATCTACACGGACCTGCGAAAAAAGCACGAGCGAAAAGCCACGGGCAAATTCGGCCGCCAGGTCAAAAAGCTGACGGCAAAAAGCCGCAAAGCCGCAAAATAAGCGGACTTTTAACAGACTGTAAATCTGCTGGCAATGCCTTCGGTGGTTCGAATCCA